TGTATAGCTGATTATTAAATCCGACGTGTAAGCTTTTGTTGGTGAGTAAATAGAGCCGCTAGGTGCAAAATAAGATTTATCGTCCCTCCAAGAACATTCCTGTTGGACACTTATACCGATAGACGTGACATTATTATATGTTATACCACCAATACTTAGTAGTATCGGGGTTACTGGTCTAGGGTTTCCTTGCATGTATTCTCTAACTACTGGAACACTCTTGACTATCTCTCTCCTTGCCGCGCTAATGGAAATACTAGCGGAGAGTACCGATTCTTTTGTTAGTGCTATATCTATGGACTCTAAGTAGCAGGGAGTTAGTTCAATAGTATTATCTGTATTAATTATATAAATAGAAAATAGTTTAGGAGTTAGATGTATACTAGTAGGTAGGTATAAGCCATTTCCTCTATCTTCTAATCCCGCTAACTCAAAGAATACTTTCTCTAAAGAGGAATCCGTGAGTAGGACATCCATAGAAAAAGAGGTGGTATTCTGTCTATTTACTATACTATATTTTTTAGCCGTTCTACTGAATAGAGTCTTTCTTTTTCCAGATATCTCGCTGTAGGAAGTATCAGTAGAAAAAGATGATAGGGCATTCATTGAATACCCTATACCTTCATGTATTAACACTACTCTGGCATTTCTGAGTAGTTGTACTGCCATTATACGAAGTTGATAGAAACAGTCGATGTATCGCCGTTATCTAGAGTACCTGTAACAACAGAAGTCTCTGCTACCGTGTCTGTGAAGGTCATAGTAGCTACACCACTAGTTGTAGTGGAAGAAACTGCCGTTGGAGTAGCAGAATTAGTGTTAGTCCAGTATACTACTGTTCCATCAACTACAGGAGTCACTCCGTCTGCTTCAAGTACTGTTGCAGTAACTTGGTTAGTAGCTATACCATCTGCGGCAGAACCATTAACGGTAGCTTCCAAAGAGATATTGGCTAGCCCAGCATTACCAGTCTGAATTAATTGGTTAATTTGAGCTGTAGTGAATGTATCAGAGAACCCTAGGAATGCTTGGTCTCCAGCTGCAAAGTCAGAAGACATAGCTTTGAAGGAGAAAGAAGTACCAATAACATCCGCTGACTCTATACTAGGTATAGCCAGCTGAGCATGCGGGATTACTATTACTGCTCCAGGGGTTGGGGTATCATAAATACCACCCATACATACTGCTATTTCAAAATCTGTTGTAACGGCCTTCTTAGCTAGAAGGTCCTTCAATAGCTCTGCTGTACCACCAATTCTTGTATCTAGGTAAGCTGACATTTCACCTTCTATAGCTAGAGCTCCAGTGTAAGAACCAATAGGGACATCTAAACATGCAAGAGTACTTGGAGTTAAGAAAGTGATGTTGTTATTGAAGGTTACACTACCACCTGTGATAGGGATATTATAAACCTTACCTGTCTCATTATCTTTAACTTTAAGTACAGTAAGCTTGTTACGGATGTAGGATACCTCTAGGTTACAGTCAACAGAGTTAACATCTGCAATAACGAAAGGTGCCGCATCAAGTGGAACTATTTCTGTACCTTGACCTGACCACGCCATAGCACCAATAGCGGCTATATCGTTAGAGATAGATCCTTCGGCTACTTGACAGTTCTCAATAACATACCAGATATTATCTACTAACATATAAATATGGAATTTTAGTAACTCGTGGTGCTGAGAGTCTAAGAAGTTAACCATCATATTGGTAGAGTTAGAAGATAAACCGTTAGTACCTGTAGGGTCAAAAGGAGAACTAGAGGCAAGAGAGTGCCATAAAATAGCATCTGGAGTTAGTTTATACTCATCACCACTACTTGGGGTATTATCTGGATCAAATAGGAATGTATTAATATACGTAGAGAAGCTCCAGTCTGCTGGCTCTAGGGCATCGTTAAAACGGGCACTACCACGAGTAGGCGTGGCTCCAGCTTCTGAGACTTCTACGTCAGAAGTAGTATTACTCTGACTAAAAGATAGGTCATCCTGTACTCGGATTTCCCAAGTATTTGCGGTACTATGACCTGTAAGAACCGTACTAACCCATAGTCGAGTATTACGGAGTAATTGAACTGCCATTTATATAAGCTCCTTATAAAGTGTTAGTATAGATTCATCGCACAGATATCATCGTATCTTACACGCAGTCTAATCTCGCCCATAGCTTGTGGGGCAAGTAGTCCTTCATCTGTACCAATAAGCACCCAGTTGACTTCTGTGATTTTTTTGGTTTGAGAAGAACCGTCTGGTTTTGTTATAGTATATTCAAAGTTCTCGGTAGTGTCAATAAAAGTTTTTATGTCACTAATGAGTTCCTCTAGTTGCTGGTCATAATTATCCTCTCCCTGTACGTATATTCGTACATACAAGTCTAGGAAATTCCACCTAAAACCACCTGGTTGGTATTCAGGGGATTCTGCTGACTTAACTATACTGATAAAAGGAAAGTCTCTGATTTGGTCGAAGTGTAGGACTTTAGTAGAGACATTTCCGTAGATATTAGTGTAGTACCTATCAGTATGAGAACCGTCTAAGGCGCTCTTTAGCAGTTCAGCCATTTTTTCGGCTATAGCCGTTCTATTAGTAGACATTAAATCACCTGTTTAACTGTTATTCTGTAGTTTTCTCCTAGAAGAACTCTAGCAGCCCTAGCTAATGCATTACCTATAATTCTTTGAGGATTGCGTAGGTTAGAAGCTAAGTTTTTCTGTGGGGATTGAGTATTTCTAGGGTCAAATACTTGATATGGGTATACCATATATCTGTAGTATATAGACATATTCTGCTGCAACCCTGGTTTACTGTTGGTTATAGCGGTACTAACTACTTCTGTAGTATTAACAAACCTACCGGTTCTATTACGTAAAACAGAATCTCTACCGGACCCTGCGCCAACAGATGTCATTTCTTGTAACATATAGTCCTTCATGGTAAGTTCCAGTAATGTTCGTAGGTTAGCCTGTGATAGTAGTCTACCCTTAGCAGTCTGTACACCTGCGGATATCCCAGGTGCTACAGCGTCCTCTATTTTACCAAATCTTATATCTACCACACCTCTTATTTTTGGGGGTTTCTTAAAATCTGAAGTACCGAATCCGTACCTACTAAGAAGACTAGTACCTAGTTGAGTTGCCGCCGTTGATAGAAGTTCGGAAGATAGCTTTCCAAATATGTTCTTCTCATTCCTTAGTAGCTCTTCTTCGTCTATAGGTTCTTTGAGGGTAAACTTCATAGAAACTATAGATGTCTCGTCATCTCTTAAATCGGAGACAAGTACCTCGTAAGTTACTTTATTCCTAGCTTTTCCCTTTGGATCCTCGAATAATGCTCTAGTTAGTGACATAGCGGATGCAGATAGGCTGTACATATTACACCTTCCTATGTTGCGCTAATATAGACTCTACATGTTTAGGTAAGTTTCGGATAGGGGCTTTAACTACAGATTGTCCTTGGTTAGTAATGGACTGCTGATGGTCTTTATTTCTCCAGTAATCTACTAGCATCAATCCCGCCAGTTTAATGTCTTCAGCAGCAGTGTGGCTAGTTATATACTCAGCCTCTGCGATAAACAAAGTCATTAGTGGTTTAAAGATACTAATAACACCTATATCTACTTCACAGAACCAATCGTTATCTGTAAGATCTATTGCATTGGCCTCATCTATACTAGGAGTTAATGGAATGAGACGAATAAAGCTAATATTGGTATTTAAATCTGGAAGTACATAGTCTTGCTGTAATTTATTAGTGCGGAACCTATAGGTTTTCTTAGGTATTACTGATACATTGTCTGATAGGAATGTATAACCTAAGTATCCTTCTATTACCCGTGTAGCTGGTTCTAATAGAGGAGTAATCTGGTCATCTAGATTAGGAGAATTTATACTAGCGTATACCTTGTATTCTTCTAAAGTTATAATTGACATACAATCTCCAAATAAAATAAAAGCCCCTACCTTGTAGGGAGGGGCTTAGATAATTTAACGTACAGGTTATTATGCTGCAGCGTAAGTTAGTTTACATACGTTAGCGTGGTCTGTACCTTTACCGAAGTAACGTTGTAGGTTTACACGTTGTGTAACGTAGTAAGCATCAACTTGTTGACGTTGGATACGCTCATACTCAGTAGTAACTACACGTTGACGCGGAACTACGAAGTCAGCTTTATAAACTAGGATAGCACAAGCTGCGCTAACTGCTTTAGCTGGGAAGTACTCGGAAACAACTACGTCCATACCATAGATACGACCTACTTGTCCTTGTAGTTTAGCAGCTGCTGCACCTACTTGTTGAACATCTTGCCATTCATCGTCTTCCATTAGATCGTAGTAAACGTCCATAGATACGATTAGAGCTAGTTCACCTAGGCGAAGACCTTTACGTCCAAGAGTACGACGCATTGCTAGAATTTCTTTAGCAGTTACAGCACCAGTA